TGAGAAGCAGCAGAAGATGCTTGCTATCGTGGATGGGAAGGATGAAGAGTACTATGATGATTTCAAGTACAGGGATCTAATGCATGAGTACGCTGAGAAGTTGGCTTTCTTTGATAACATCCCAGAGACCAAGCCTGTAGACTATTTGCAGGTAGGGGAGAATAGGTATAAATTCTGCTTTGAACTACACGAGATCACGGCAGGGCAGTACATTGATATACTAGCCTTTAGCGGTGAGATCATGCAGTTGAACAAGATAGCTGCCTGTTTCTTTCTGCCTATGCTAGGTGACAAGTATCAAGGCTATGGGGTAGTGCCTCATGATGTGGTAGCGGATGATTTGCTAGGGGCAAAATTCATAGAAGTATATGCTTGTATGCTTTTTTTTTGTCAATTATTCAGCGAATTAATAAGCAATACAATAATCTCCTCAATGGTCAACAAGGAGATGGCGGAGAAGGTAGTCCGTTTATGGCAAGGTGGGGGTGGGTATTTAGCACTAAACAAGTTGCAGACTTCCAGAACATCACAGTAAACGAAGCCTATGATCTAAGGGTGATCGAGTACCTAAACACCCTAGCATATTTGAAGGATTATAACAAAGACAAAGAAGCCCAATACAAGAAATGGCAGTTGCAACAGAAGCTCAAGTAGCAGGCCTAGTAATAGGCGGAAGAAGACTAAAGCCTAGCGAATATATCGCTAAGGTTGAAGGTACGCTTGTAGCCAATGTGAAGAACGCTATGGAAAAGCTAGGGATTAATCTAGTAGATAATCTAGCCAAGTATTCACCTGCCGATCAAGGGAAGCTAGCATCTTCCTTTTCTGTTCTTGGTGTAAGCGAAACTAAGACAGGCTACAGGCTCGAAATAAAAGTAGGTGTAGACTATGCCGACTACATAGATAAGGGTGTGAGGGGTATCCAAAACAAGCGGAAGACCTACAAGAATGATGAAGGTAGATTTTACCAATTCAAAACTTACGGGATGCCTGTCGAAGCCTTGAAGCAGTTAGAAGGATGGATGCAAAGAAAGAACATGGAGATAGATGCTACCAACTTGATAGAAGGTAGACAGGTACTTCCTCAGATCTCAAGTAGTGCTAAAAGACTAGCCTACTACATTAAAAAATATGGTATTGAAGGAAGGCAATTTATCAAGCAGTCAATAGATGAAGCTACTCCAGAATTCAATGTCGACATTCAAACCATTGGAAGCGATTCACTCATTTTAAGAATAAGCAAATGATAACCCTAGTAGAACCAAGCATAGACATCCTTCCGGCATTCAATCGGATTAACTACAACATAAGAAGCACAAATGCTGAAGAGACAGGCTTCAAGTATGTGGTAAAGGTGTACAATTCAGCAGATGAATTAATCACTACAGCGTACTACGATAGCCCTGCCGTGCCGAATGAATTCGTGGAGTTTGATGTATCAAAGTATGTGTCTGTGGACTTTGAATACGACAGGGGATTTTATCAAGTTGCTACTGCTTCAAGTTCGAACAAGGCTATTAAGGGATTCTACCTGAAGTGCTATGAGTACTATGAAATTGATGGTGATTTCGTGATCGTTCTAGCTAGTGAGGTGATATCTGAAACCAAGTACGCTTTTGCAGGTGCTTTGCCTTTGCTAGAGTTAAAGAATTGGTACGCAAATCATGCGCAGTATTGGGGATCTAGTAACAGCATATATAAGCCTTTGACAGATTGGACTACCATCAAGGTAAGGGAAAGCGATTCACAGATCATAGGCTTTATCAATAATGGGCTTTTGACTAATTGTGAACTATTGGTCACCTATTCAAATGGTACTACGGCTACCTACTTCATAAATGCTCCCGTAGGTAGTCCTTTAATTACCTACTTTAAGATCACACCTATGACCTACGGATCAGGGGTAGTATCTATTCAGTTGTTTGTCAATTGGAATAACGGATCTGCAAGGAGGTACAAGTTTGCTACCATGTTTACCCAATCATGCGGTAGATATGATCCTATGCGAATAGCCTACCTAAACAAGTACGGAACATATGATTTCTTTAACTTTGACCTAGTCAATAAGACTACCTTTCAAATCGAAAAGAAGGGCTATGAAAAGAACTACAGCGAAGACATCTATGAGGCAGATGGCATAATTGTTAAGAACATCAATCCGATATACTACACGAAAGAAACACAAAATTGGAAAATCATTTCGGACTATTTGAATGATGAACAAGCGGAATTAATCAGGCAGCTATACTCCTCACCTTTGGTCTATCTTAACATTGTGAATGATAACTACATCACTCCATCTTGGATTCCTGTAAAGCCAAATGCGACTAGCTACGAGGTCAAGAAAACGGCTTCGGATAAGTTATTCAATCTTGAATTGGATTTGGAATTTCAACTTATAAACACCAGACAGGTAATATGAGCGCAAGGCTATTTGTAGAAGGTATTGAAGCGGATACGCTAGGGGACATTGATGTTGACTTCACCTTTTCGGTGGCGGATGTTACCGACATTGAGAGAAGGAACACTTCATATTCAAAGACTATCACCCTACCAAGTACGGCAAAGAATCAGCAGCTATTTGGTAACATCTTTGATATTTCGGTAAGCAATGATATAGACATCAATTCTGTAAACATTGGGCAGAACTTCAATCCTGCAAAGCAAGCACAGGCGCAGATCTTCCTAGACAATGTCAAGATCTTTGATGGGGTTCTAAGGATGATGAAGATCAACTCAAAAGAAGGGGATATCATCTACGAGGTGAATGTGTTCGGTAGGCTTAGGGACATCCTTCATGAATTGGGAGATAAGACTTTAGCGGATCTAAACTTTTCGGATTATGACCATACCTACAACCGAACCAATATAGAAGATTCTTGGGATCGTGTTGAGTGGGTAGATGGTGATGACAACTATGTATATCCTTTGGTTGATTATGGCTATTCGGTAGACTCTATTTCTTACCCTATCAAGAACTTTAAGCCTGCTGTTTTTGTAAGTGAGATCCTAAAGCGGATTTTTGCAGAGGCTAACTTCCAGGTAAATGCTCCCTTCTTCAATAGCTTCTATTTTAGAAAGTTGCTACTGATCACGGCAGAGAAGAATATCACTAGAGAAAGCACTACCCTACTCAATCAAACACCTAACCTATTCCTAGAGGAGGTGACTAGTCCTGCTGACTTTTCGCACCTTCTAGTCTTTACCAATGTGGAGGCTTCAGGGTTTGCAATTAGTAACGGGGGTACTCGATTCACTTGGACTAAAATACAGCCTTTACAGACAGGCTTGAATGTAAATTTGAAGATAGCTTTTGAAGCATTGCAAGGATACACAGATAATGTGTGGACTCTATCAGTTCTCAAGAATGGCTCTGAGATCTTCTATGATTCAAGGCTTGTTTCGTTTATTTCGGCAGGGCAGGTATTCAATTGGGATGTCGAGATCTCAGGCGGTGTAGATTTAGCTACTAATAACTTCTTTGAGATCAGGCTTACCGGAGAGATTGCAGGATCAGGAACGAACACACAACTTCAGACAGAGGTAGTGATCCAACCTACAGGATCTTTCAAGATAGGAAACACAGTCCCTGTGGCGGTAGAAGTAGAGGAAGGGGATACTATGAAGATAGGCTATACCTTACCCAAGTCTTTGAAGCAGCGTGACTTCTTGAAGTCTATCATTTCAATGTACAACCTGTATGTGACACAGGACAGGCTTAGGACAAATGTCCTTGAGATAGTTCCGTACAATGAGTTTTACCGAACCTTTAAAGATCAGGCGATTGATTGGACTCACAAGCTAGATCAAAGCCAAGAGATCTCAATAACTCCTTTATCCGAACTTTCCGCTAAGGAGTACAGATTGACCTTTGATGATGATAGTGACTTTTGGAGCAATTCCTACAAGACAAAATTCAACCAAGCGTACGGGGAAAGTAGAACGATTATAGACAATGATTTTATTCTAGACACAAAGACTGTGAAGGTAGTCTTCAGTCCACCTGTAATGAGGGAGCAAGTACTAGGGCAGATCATGATCCACCTTTACAAGGTTGAGAACGGGGTGAAAGTGCCTGATAACTTCAAGCCTAGAATAGCCTATTGGAAGCCACAGATAGAATGTCCTGAATGGAATATCACCTATGCTTCCGGAAATGTTCCGTACACGAACTATCCATATGCAGGTCACTTGGATGATCCTATAGTACCTTCTACGGATGTGCTTTTCGCTAACCCTAGAGAGGTCTATTTTTCGATTGGTGTTTATCCAGGTGTGAACCTATATACTGAATACTATCAAGGACTAATCACTTCGATAGGTGACAGAAATAGTAGGCTTTTGGAAGGTTATTTCTACCTTACACCTACTGACATCATGAACCTAGACTTTCGAACTATCGTCAAAGTAGGGGTTCACTACTTCCAACTTGAGAAGGTAGATAAATACAATCCAATTGCAAACGGATTAAGCTATGTATCCCTATTCAAGATCCTTAGAAACATCAGTCCAATGGAATACGATTTTATCCTACTAGAAGATGATTCCTATATGTTGCAAGAAAACGGGGTAAGCAAGTTTTATATTTAAGAATTATGGCAGATAAGAGAATAAGTCAATTAGTTGAGAGAATAGACATTGCTAACAACGATGTCCTTCCTATAGTAGCAAGCGGTGCTACCACCACCAATAAGGTAACGATCTCAAGCATTCAAACCTTCATGCAAGGCAACTTGGATCTAGGTGTTACTTCTGTAGGTCTTTCTATGCCTTCGGCTTTCAGCGTATCAAATAGCCCTGTAACTACAAGCGGAAACATAAGCGTAACGGGTGCAGGTACTACAGCCCAATACATTAGGGGTGATGGTAGCCTTGCAGATTTTCCTGCTTCTTCAGGTGGTGGTTCATCTGTTAGCTACTACCTAAATGGATCAGTATCTCAGGGTACTATCGGAGGTGTAGATTATCAAGAATTGAGCAAAGTTCCCATCTTGGGAGCGGGTACAGATTTTACTATCAATGCGAACGGATACATAGCTTCCTTCATTACTGACATATTTGAGCCTAATTTGCTAGAAATACCAGGAGGGAATTGGAATTTTGAAACCTACTTTCAGGCATCTTCAGGAGGTGGAAGCCCTACCTTCTATGTAGAACTTTACAAGGTAAGTTACCCAACAGGAACGGCTACTTTGATAGCATCTAATTCGGGAACTCCTGAACTGATTGCCTTCGGTACTACAATTCATGCTTACTTCTCTACGCTTGCAGTACCTACTACTACCCTAGCCTTGACTGATAGGCTTGCCCTTCGTTACTATGTTGCGAACTCAGGCAGGACTATTACAATGCACACGGAGAACAATACTCTTTGCCAAATCATAACCACATTCAGTACAGGCTTAACGGCTTTGAATGGTTTGACAGCACAGGTGCAGAACTTTGCAACGGGTACAAATGGCACGGACTTCAATATTGAAAGTGCAAGTACTACCCATGTATTCAATCTACCTACGGCAAGCGGAACGAATAGAGGTGCTTTGTCTTCTACCGATTGGACAACTTTTAACGGCAAGGTAGGAGGCACAGGAGCATCGGGTCAAGTAGCCTTTTGGAATGGGACAAGTTCGCAGACGGGGGATAACGGATTGTTTTGGGATAACACGAACAAGCGTTTGGGGGTTGGAACTACAACTCCTGAAGAAAAAACTACTTTATCTTCAAATACCAAATACATTCTTCAGTTACAAAGACCAAGCGGAACATTAAATGATGCGGCTTTAATTAGATTTTCAAATTCAACTACCTCAAATGTTTTTTCTAGTTATATAGGCTCAATAAGAGGCGAAATTGGTAGAGGTATTTTAGTTTTTGGAACAAATAATTCTGGAGGGTTAAGCGATAATATTTCAGAGAATATGCGTATTGCCCCAGGTGGCAATGTCCTAATCAACACCACCACCGACGCAGGATTCCGCCTAGATGTCAACGGCACTGCTAGGGTGCAGGGGGTGGCTACAATTACTGCTGATTCATCGGTTAATAACGTGGCTATTGGTAGGGGTGGGGGTGCAGTAATATCAAACACAAGATTAGGAAATGGTGCTTTATCCGCTAATACATCGGGTTCAACTAATACTGCTTTAGGTGGTGATGCTTTAGGTATCAACACAACAGGAAATTCAAGCACCGCTGTTGGTTATTTTGCTTTGGCTAGTAATAATGCAAATTTAAATACTGCAATTGGTAGGAATGCTTTATCATCAAACACAACGGGTGGAAGTAATACTGCTATAGGTGGAAATGTCATGTCTTCAAATATTACAGGAAGTGGTAATACCGCAATTGGAAACAATGCAGGAAGATATATTGCAGATGGAACTACGGGATTAACAGTTTCTACTAACTCAATATTTTTAGGAGCAAGTTCAAGAGCAAATGCAGATAACGAAACAAATCAAATTGTAATTGGTACAAGTACCACAGGTCTCGGCAGCAACACCACAGTAATCGGCAACTCTTCCACTACCTTCGGGCGGTGGTTCGGCAACCTACTTGTAGGCTCATCAACCAACTCAGGGCAGCAGTTGCAAGTCACAGGCACATCCTTACTGAACGGCTTATCAACCATCCAAGGAACTACTGCTTCTGACTCAGGGCAACTAGGTGCTGAACTGCTAACTACAGGCACAGGCGATGCATCTTGGACAGGTACTAGCTTTGCGACAGGCTATACGCACGTTGCAGGGTCTACTACTACCTTGACAAGCACGCTTGCGGGGGTGGTAAGTACCTTCTATCAAATTACCTACACAGTAACAGGCAGAACGGCAGGTAGCTTTACAATTGACTTTGGTGGCTTTACATCTTCTGCATTAACTGCGACAGGGGCAGTAGGCCCAAGAGCGACTACAACAGGAACGCTAGTAATAACTCCAACATCTGATTTTAACGGAACGATTGTTTTGTCGATTCGAGTAATTTCTATTTCAAGTGCATCTGTTACATTTAACAATAGTTTAGGCGCAGTTACAAATCAAATAAGAATTAGCAGTATATCAACAAATACTTTTATTGGATTAAACTCAGGTAGAAATAATACAACAGGAGGTCAAAATTCTTTCTTTGGTCAAGGGTCAGGACTTTCTAATACAACAGGAATTTCTAACTCTTTCTTTGGTGCACTTGCAGGACAAAATAATACAACAGCTAATAATGGTACTTTTATAGGAAGAAGTGCAGGACTAAACAACACCACAGGTGGAAGCAATACATTTATAGGTGTTGAATCAGGAAGAGATAACACAACAGGGACAAGTAATTGTTTTTTTGGAGTTAGTTCAGGAAACTTAAATACCACAGGAGGCTCTAATGCTTTCTTTGGTGTAAGTTCAGGTGCAGGCAATACAACAGGAGGTAACAACGCTTTCTTTGGTACAAGTTCAGGTTTAGGAAACACGACTGGTGTTGGTAATTCATTTTTTGGTGAAAACGCAGCATTAAATAATACAACGGGTTCTCAAAATTCTTTTTTTGGTCGTAATGCAGGTAGATTTATTTCTGACGGAACAACAGCTAACACAATAGCAAACGACTCTGTATTTATAGGGGCAGCCACAAGAGCAAACGCTAATAATCAAACCAATCAAATTGTAATAGGTAACTCTGCCATTGGCTTAGGCTCAAACACAACTGTCCTAGGCAACACATCTACAACCTTCGGCAGATGGTACGGCTCACTATTGCTAGGAACTACTACAAACGCAGCTAGTTCAATCCTAACGATGGAGTCAACTACTCAAGGGTTCTTGCCTCCACGGATGACAACAACGCAAAAGAATGCTATTGCTTCCCCAGCGACAGGACTTGTTGTTTACGACAATACATTGAACAAATTATCAGTTTTTACAGGACTAGTTTGGGAAACTGTAACATCACTTTAAACAAATAAATAAAAATGAAAACAATTGAAGCAGTCCAAATTTGGGACAACGGAAAAGTACAAGAGGCTAAAATATTGAATGCCTATGCGGTAAATGTAACCCTTGGAACAAGTGCAACTTTCTACTACACTTTGCTGACTCAGAATGCTGATCTATCAGCAGGTCAACACATAGCACAAGGCAACCTAACCATGACAGGAGAGGCTTATGCTGCTTGGGAAGTAGATAGCTATGCATGGGATTGGGTAGCAGAAGAACTAGGGCTTACGATCACGGGTGACTATGTTCCACCTGTAGCGACAGAAGAATCAATTTAAACCAAATACACAGATGAAAATCACACTAACAGAAGACCAAATCAAAGCGCTAGAATCATGGGCAAATGAACTGCCTACCAAGTACGGGATGTCCTTCATCCAATTCCTAGCACAACAAGTGCAGGAGCAGAATCCGAAGGAAGAAGCAGAAGCAGAATAGTAAACATGGGGAATCAAAACGATTCCCCTAACCTTTAAAACACCTACCCAATGGCTGAAGAGAATAAGATCATTTTAGATGCAGATGTCAAACCCTTAAAGAAACAATTAAGGGAAGCGACTCAAGAACTACAAGTTGCACGACAGAGGTACGGGGAGTTCTCTACTGAAGCGGTTAACGCTGCTAAAAAGGTAGCTGTTATTCGTGATGAGATAGAAGCAGCAAATGAGGCAGCAGCACTATTTGATCCAGGTAAAAGGTTTGAGGCATTAACAACGGCAGCAAGTACGGCAGCAGGAGGGATTGCAGCGGTACAGGGTGCAATGGCTTTATTCGGTGGTGAATCTGAAGAGGTAGAAAAGGCACTTCTAAAAGTGCAAGGGGCTTTGGCTTTGTCTCAAGGTTTATCCCAATTGAAGGACATTGGAAAGGTCACAGAACAGCTAAAGATCTCATTCAAGGGATTGGGGACTTCAGCCAAGTCTGCCACATCTTCTACGGATGGATTGACCAAAAGTACTAAAGGATTCGGTAAGGCGATCATAGCTACCGGTGTAGGTGCTTTGGTAGCTGCCCTTGGTCTTTTGATTGCAAACTTTGATAAGGTCAAGGAAGTGATGATGAAGCTATTCCCTGTCTTTGAGGAATTAGGCAAATTCATTGGTGGCTTGATCACGGGATTTACCGACTTTATCGGATTGACCAATGAGGCGGAAAGAAACCTTGAAGCCCTTGGAAAGTCAAATGAGAAGTTGAATGATGACATCAACAATAAGATCAAGCTACTATCTGCCCAAGGTGGAAAAGAGAAGGAGATCTATGATCTAAGAAGAAAGCAGATTGATAATGAACTAGCCTTGATACAAGAGACTTCAAAGGTCAAAGGAGAGTTAACGGATGAAGAACAGAAAAGGCAGAAGGAACTACTAACAGAGAACGCTGTCGAGGCAGCAAACTTCTACAAGTTTACAGCCGAACAGGAGAAGGCAGCAGCGGAAAAGAGCAAGGCAGCAGGAGAAAAGGCAAAGGCGGAAGCGGATAAAAGAAGGGCTTTGGAATTGGAAGCTCAAGGCATTCTAGAAGATGCAAAACTAGAATTGCTAGATCAAAGACAGCAGGAAGAGGCAGCGGTCGAAAAGGAATTTGAAGCCAAAAGAAAGAAGCTAAAAGAGGCAGGGATAGAGGATGATGGTAGCCTAGAAATGGCACGGCTTGCTAGACTTGCTGAGATTGATAAGCAATACAAAGAAGAGGCGGAATCGCAAGAGGCGGACTTTCAGAAAAGGCTAAACGATATCCGGACAGAGATCCGTTTGGCAGGCATTAAGGATGAAAATGAGAAGGCAAGACAGCAGATCCTTTTGGACTTTGAGACTAGAAGACAGGACATCCTAAAAGATGAGAAGCTAACCGGAGAACAAAGGATTGCACTACAGCTAGAACTAGCACAACAGGAGAAGCAGCAACTTGATGCCCTTCAATTGACTATTGATCAGCAGAACGCAGAGAAAGCCTTACTTGAATTGGATATGCAGATGAAGGAGGCGGATGCTAGCTTTCAGATTCAGAAGGATTTGATTGACAAAAAAGAAGCCCTATCCCTTGAGCAGTTTCAAAAGGGTTTGATCAATGAGCAGCAGTACAATGAAGCATTGAAAGGCTATTCAGATGCACGAATCGAGATTGATCGGAAGGAGAATGAAGCTAAGATGCAGAACGCTGCAATGGCAGCAGGTCTCTTGAATACAGTATCTAGCCTAGTAGGAAAGAACACGGCAGCAGGAAAGGCTACTGCTATCGCTGCGACTACTATAGATACCTACCTAGGTGCGCAGAAAGCCTATGTTTCTCAGCTAGTTCCAGGTGATCCATCTTCCCCTATTCGTGCTGCTATTGCTGCTGCTATTGCGGTGGCAGGTGGCATCAAGAATGTGAGAGAGATCGCAAAAACAAAAGTACCAGGAGGTGGTGCAGCATCTGCTCCTTCAATTAATGCTTCTGCTCCTGCTTCGGTTCAGCAAGTTCCTACCATAGGAAACAGCCCGATCACGGCACTTGGTGCAGCAATGACTCCTACCCAACCTTTGAGGGCTTATGTAGTAGAAAGCGAAGTCACAGCATCTCAGAAGAGGGTGGCAGATATTGAACGCAGAGCAGGATTCTAATACTTACAATTATGGAAAAGAAACTACCCTTGTATGAAATGATGATCGGTGATACTATCGAAGGCGAAGAAGAAGTTGACTTCATAGCCCTAGTAGAATATCCTGCGATTCAAAAAAACTTCCTAGCATTTTCAGCAGACTTCCAAGAAGATTCATATAATGACTACCCTCAATCAGCAAAGGATAATGCAGAACGGGGAATCCGTTTGAATGAGGAAGTAGGGAATAGATGCGCTACTCAGGTGGGAAAAGTTCGTGCGACTCAAATAATGGCAGGCGAAAATCTGTCAAGAGAGACCATCCGAAGAACATATTCCTACCTAAGCAGGGCTGCCGAATACTACAACCCTGAAGATACTGAAGCCTGTGGGACTATTTCGTATTTGCTATGGGGTGGAGAACCAATGCTTAGATGGGCAGAAAGTAAGATGAATCAAGAAGATTTTCGGGCTGTAGGTTTTAACAAATTCAATATTGAAAACCAAGAGCAGAGAATCGTCACAGGGGCTTTAATGATTGCTGATCTTCCGATCTACAGAAGGGATGAAGATGAGGAGTACTATGTTTCTTTTTCCGCTGCTGAGATCAAGAAGATAGTTCAGCGATTCTTCAAAAAGGGCTATCAAAGTAAGGTGAATGTAGAGCATAGCACTCCGGTAGATGGGGTATATATGTTTGAATCTTTTATCATTGATCGGGAGAAAGGCATCATGCCTCCTAAAGGTTTTGAAGATATCTCAAATGGCTCTTGGTTCGGATCTTTCAAAGTAGACAATGAGAAGATCTGGAATGAGGTCAAGGCAGGTACTTTCAAAGGCTTTTCTGTGGAGGGACTTTTCCGGTATGAGAAGACCAACAAGGTGATAACCCAAGAGGAACAAATCATGCAGCAGATCTTCAAGATTCTATCCCAAATTGAACACTAAAAATCAATTTATATTTACAATTATGAACGCAAAAGACGCACTAGTAGAAATCAAAAAACTACTTTTCTCAGAAGCAGAAAAGCAGGCTGCCTTCGCATTGGTTGAAGGTAAGCTAGTAGATGGCACTATGGTAGCCTACGATCTTGAGGCAGGAGATATTTTCGTGATCGGTGAAGATGGGGCGCAAATCCCTGCACCTGTTGGAGAGCATCAACTAGAATCAGGTGAAGTAGTGGTAGTCCTAGAAGAGGGTAAAATTGCAGAGGTAAAGCAAGCAGAGGCAAAGGTCGAAATTGAGATCGAGGCTGCTGAAGAAATGCCTGTGGAAGAGCCTAAGAAGGATGAAGCAATGGCAAAGGTAGAGCAAGCAATGGGTGACCTTGAAAAAAAGGTAGAAGAATTGACTGCAAAGGTTAAGGCAATGGAAGAGAAAGCGGAAGAAGTTAAGGAAGCGGTTAAAATGTCCGCAGTAGTCCTTGAGTCTTTGGCAAAAGAACCAAGTGATAAAGCAATCAC